TTATCCTTGTTTGTTGTTGTGGTAACTGAATAATGTCGCGAACTTCATTATACTTGTCAGCGAAATATTTCTCGCTCTGAAAATACCCGTGAAGCCGAAGTGGTTTGGTATATTTCACGGTTTCCGTAGGAATCGGGTGATATTCAAATCCGATTTCTTCCCATCTGGATAATGACTGAAACATTTTTTCAGTAACAGCATTACTCTGGGTAAGATACTTGCGTAGTCCGCGTAGGAGTGTACTCCAATGAGAATAACGCGTGTGCCCAGGATGCCCCTTTAGATTTTGGTGCTCCATAAAAAAGAATGTGTCGTTATTACGTAGAGCACCGGCGATCACTGTAAAAATTTGGAAGAGTTGGTTTCCCAACCCACCCATAATGGTCGCGGTAATCATTTGGCGGCTGCGACGGCGGCAAAAAATGAAAATATATATAAAATATATTTATGTCTTTAAGTCCGTTCACTCGCTCGCTGCTCGCCCGCTCACCGTAGTAAAAAATCCCGAAATAAGAACCACGGTTTGTCAATGCTATTGTTATCATTGGAGTATACGACGCAGAAGTCCCGGTCACGTGACCCCGTAAAAATACAATACGCAATGATATGCTGGTCGTCTTTCAAAAACGCGCCGGCATTGATATACTTTTCCAACGCACTCTGAAACGTATGACACCACCAGAGTGCCTTTTCGCGTCCTGTTATGTAAAAGCCACCACTAAAATAATGCGCGTCCGGATGATACATATCTCTCGGAACCCCCGTGTTTGAAACTAAATTCGATGGGTCAAAATGACGAACCATCCATATCGTGCTTGATTCCATCTTCTTTGGCTGAATATTACACCCGTAATACACTTTGTCTTTATGAAGATGCTCGATGATGTTTGGGTTCGGCCAATGTTCGCGTATGAGATTACGATACTCAGGCGACACCGTCGACGCCGTCGACACCGATAACGTATCGCGGAAATATCCGATATCGCACCAACCATAATACTCGGTTTCAAAATATTGTTTTTCTATCGTTTCTTTCACAAAGTGCGTTTTCTCGCACCAGAGCATCGAAAGACGCCAATCCGCGATATCTCTTATTTTATTTTCGGAGCGCTCATTGTTACTTCTCCAAAATCTCTCGTGGTTATAATTATGAAACTTCGTAAATGGTTTGATAATCACTTTTATTTTATTTCGTGTATCTTCTTCACCAATCGTGTCGATTTCATTTTGTATCGCTGGGTATTCATTTTCGCCAGTGTAAATCACTAGGTAAAATCGGTTGACGACCTTAATAAAATCACGAAACCATTCGAAGTGTTTCTCTGTTCCGTGCCTATTTTTTACTTGATAATAACACGAACTAAATGTTATGTTTGGACGCGACGTCATTGGTCTCGTATATTATATAAAACAATGTATATGATATATCGCATATAACGAACATCGAACATCGAACGTTGATTATGACACTCCGTTCATTTTCGGATATCAAGAATGCGATCTATATTAACCTGGATTCGCGATTTGACCGACGTGAATTGTTTGAAAAGCAGTTCGCGGAGTTGGCAGCATTGTATCCGAAGGATTTCGTCTTTGCGCCTGCTGCGCGATTTTCAGCGATAAAGGACGACAACAATGGCGCAATGGGATGCACGCGCAGTCATATCGAGTGTTTGAAGATTGCGTTACATAACGATTGGGATCACGTTCTTATTTTTGAAGACGACGCACTTCTCATACATCCGGAAGTGCTTGTTCATCAAGTCACGTCATTTCTTTCGCGTTTCCACGAGAATTGGGATGTTCTATTACTCTCTGGAAACAATTATCCGCCATTTAAGATAGAAGCGCCTGATTGTTTTCGGGTTGCGAATTGTCAGACGACAGGGGCTTACTTGGTATGCCGACGGTATTACAGGACACTACTTCAGAATTTCGAGGATGGACTCGCCGCACTCCAGAATGCGCCGCATAATAAAAGCGAATTTGCGTGCGACCAGTATTGGAAACGACTTCAGCGCGTCGACCGCTGGTATCTCATCACGCCCATTTGCGTTATACAACGGCCGGGTTACAGCGATATCGAGAAACAAGATGTTGATTACGAGAGATTGATGACCGACCTCGTGAAAAAACGACCAGTCCCACCACCCGCGTTACCTAGGCGTCGTTAGCGCTCGCGCTCGCGCGGGCTGACTACGCGAGATAATGGTCGACAACCCACCACCCGAAATCACGGTCACTTGGGTAATGATGCCCTGCCATAATCCGGATATTCGCGCATTTGGTTGCGACCTCCATAATCGCCTGGGTCTTCGCCGGGAACTTTTTGGCGAGTATTTTTGCTAAATAATAAGTCTGAACTGCGTGTCCTGATGGATAGGCTGGCGTCGCAGCGGAGTCGGATCGTAATAGCGTCCCGTTTGCTTCATTGATGACATCGGGTGCGATTTGCGCCGGTCGCGCGCGATTGTATTTCCATTTCAGCATTTTTGTTATAAATAAGACGCGAGAACTCGTCATAATTCGGTCCATTTCAATGATGGACATCTCATCCGGTGTGATTATCGGAGTAAAAGCAGCAGCAGGATTCATATCCGTCATTCTGAAAAAGGAAACGTCACTCGGCATTCGCTTCATAATATACTCGGTGATGACGATATTGATTTCATTCCTACTGTCTGGGTATGCTTTTCCAAAACCAGGTATCGAGAGATTGAACGAAGGATACCACCAATAATACCGCGTAGGTTGGACAAGAAGAACGATAATATACACAATCGCTAAAGCCACGAAAATACGGAAACGGTCGGGGTCGCGTTCTACGATGTGATAGTGATATCCACTAAACCGTTCACGCAGTTCAGTGACGGCGCCACTTTCTTTTTTTGACGGCGACCACGACGGCGGTAAACCAACCCGTGATATTATGTCGCTTATGCGAATCATTAACCTGTAATATATACTACTTGAAGCATATATTACGACAGTATATTACAGTTTAGACACGAAGAGGGGTGGGGAAGCCGACGAGGTTGGCACCGATACCGAAGCCAGCACCGGTTCTAGCAGAGACGGCGAGACTGGGAACATAAGTATCTAAAATACTGAATGTGGCAGCAGCAGTGAGTGCGATGAGTGCGACCTCATCAAATGAGAGACTGCGCTTAGGGATGGCATAGGCGGCAATCGCAACCATAACACCCTCCACCAAATACTTAATGGTTCTCTTGACGAGTTCACCTAAATCAAAAACGCCGGACATTGAAATATTTATTATAAATAATGATAAGAAATTAAAATGGAATGGAATCGAATGGAATCGAACGGAAGAACAGACTTAAATAAAGTATATTCTAGTATATTATAATTCCATTCCATTCCATTTCATTTCGCGATGTCTGCCCCTTCCGGTGTTGAATTAAAGCACACAAACTCCGGTGCTGTAAATCCTAAATATATTGACTTGCTTGAAGAGGACAAACCTATCGCTGGTCAAAAATTCGCTTGCCTCTCTTTCGTATCACCAGAACACATTTTGAAGCAGAAAGACCACTTCTTTTTTGAAAAGTTCCTTCATTACTGGGACTATCAAAAGTCGATGGAGAAATTCATCCAATTCCTTAATTTCGTTTCCTTCAAGCATCACGTGAATTTTGACAAATTGACCGCCGACTTTCAGGAGTTTGCTAAAGAAGAGAAAGATATCCTTCAAAAGACGAACATCTATGATGAGTATAAGACATTTTTGGACAAACACGAAGATGACCTGGAAAATGAATTCAACGAGAAGCACAATTTCCAGACTTCTGTGAGGGGGTTGAAGGTGCGCGGTGTCTTTGGCTCGCAGAAGGAGGCGGAGTTGCGTTGCCAGATGTTGCGCGAGGTGGACCCCAATCACGATGTCTTCGTCGGGCCTGTCGGAATGTGGGTGCCGTTTCATCCTGACGCGTATAAGACGGGTCGCGTCGAGTATATGGAGGAGACCTTGAACCAGTTGATGGCGGAGAAGAAGAAGAACGAAGAGCAGGCCAAGAATGAATTTGACAAACGTGTCAAGGAGACGAAGGCGAAGGCGATTCAGGAGAATATCAAGTTGGCGAAGGAAAGTGGGAACAAACTGACACAGATGTTGGCGAAGGATGGCGAGACGTTGGTGGACGCGAAGCCGAAGGACACGAGCGGAGCGAGTTCGAGCGGAGCAAGTGCGGGCGGAGCGAGTGCGGGCGGTGCGGGCGTGGGCGGCGGTATCTGGAACGCGGGCGATGACTCCGCTTCCGTTACAATGACAGTGGAAGAGATGCGCAAGGAACTGTTTGAGAGTGAGGATGTCGTGATGGATAAGAATAACGACCACGGGTTGTCGCGGTTGGCCTCGGCGGGGGGCGACGGGAATTAGTATTTGAATATTCTGATTGAAAACAATGAAAAATGGTCATTATTACTACTGTGGTATACCGTAATAATAATGTGAACTCGTTACTTAGACGGACTCTGCGACACAGTAATAATAATCCTTGAAGACGGTTTTGTCTTTGACACTGCGACTCATTTTGGCGGTGGAAAAGCCTTCATCCGTGGCGGCTTTCGCGATGGTATTCCACGTTTTCAAGACTTGATTGGAACCCACTAACCGCTTTTCCACTTTCTTCCCGGTGGTTGAAAGTTGGACGCCGATGATGGGGTTTGCGCCCTGTTCTTGGATGGCGGACTGTTTCAATTCACTATAACTTTGACGTAAACCCAGTCCGTAATAGCCTTCATTCGCATTACTTTCAGACCAAATCGTCGCCTTAAGTGCGTTGGGGCACGCATTGAGGTAGGTCTTCAAATTCTTCAAATCGGTTTCGCCTGGTGTCTGTCCCACAGAGATTTTCCATTGCTGATACTCTTTCAGAAGTGTAGAATTCAGGATTTTACCACGGTCAGAGAACTTACAGCACTGGAAAATAAAGGTTTCAACACTGAATTGTGCTGGGTTTTCGGCCTCGGTTGCGATGACCTTCTTGTATTCGACTGTCTTCAACTTGATACCTTGATAGCCGTGAATACGGTCGATGCGCTTGGGTTTGAATTTCACGTCCATATAATGTTTCAATGCGTGGAAGGTTTCTTTGGCGGGTTTCGTGTGTGACCATAGACGGAATCGCCCTTCAAGGTTTACGGATTCCTCTTCCACATCAGGGCGCACGATACAGCAGGTTGCGACGAACTCGTCGAACTTTTGTGTGAGTTCATTATCGGGGAGAAGAATGTGTTGATTGAACGGAGATTCGTTTTCGGTCGCGACGACTTGAAGCGCTTGCGACTGTTGTGCGGTCTTCTCTTTGAGTTCATTATTCGCAAGGGTGAGGTCGTGGATGGTCTTGTTCTTTTGTTCGAGGTCGCTGACGAGTTTTGCGTTCTCGGCCTCTAATTCTTGATTGCGTTGAAGGAGGCGGTTAAAATTTTCAACATTGTACATTCGTGCGTGAATGATGCCTTCAATATGTTTTGTCAGTCGTTCAATTGTGAAATTTGTGCTGTCATATGCGATGATTTCGGTTTTGTTTTTACCGGCGACTTCAATGGTGCGAAGTTGACGCTTTATTTTTGGATGGTCTTTGATGTAGTTCTCAATTTCGACTTTGTTATGGACTCTGAATGCTGCGGCGAGGATGAAGTTCGTGTATTTTTTATGATGGTCAGCGACGCGGGTGGCGAGGTTGTTGGTGTGGCCAAACTTGATGAGTTTCTCGTTGTCGGCGTTGGTGTTGTCGATTGTGCCGAAATAAATACATTCCGTGTTAACTGGGAACTGGCTGATGAGGGTTTTTTCAATTGCGCGTTTCTTTTCTTGGGTGAGGGTGATGGTGGCTTGGTTGAGGGTGGAGATGACTTCGTTCTTTTGTTCGAGTTGGGCGGCGGATTGTTCGAGTTGGGCGCGGAGTTCGCTTGTTTCAGTATCGAGAATTTGGTGGAGTGTTTCTTCCATCTTCATGTAATAGTCGTGGATTTCACTGGCTTTTTTGGTCTGGGCTTTCAGGCAGAGAAGTTTGAAGCATCGGATGGTGAGTTTGATGGTTTGCTTGTTGTGGCCGCCGTGTTTTTTGGGTTTGTCTGAACCGGATTTGTCTGGTGAATGAGGTGGTTGGTCTTCATCGGTTTCGGATGAAGTGACAATTTTATAATCGACATCAAGTTTAAAGTTGGATTCAACCATCGGTTTTACGTGCGCCTTTTGACTAAACCCTAACCATTTCCAAACGTGGTCCAAATCAACGACAAAATCTGTATTCTTATCATAATTGAGGTAACAATAAAAACTAGCAACAAACAATTGCTGCTCGAATGTGCTGAAGTTTTCTTGAAGTTTCGCAAGAAGAAGATTGTTGTATTTTTGAGACAACTTTGTAATCGGGTTTTTATCGATGAGTTCAACAATGTTGAGGGTTGCGGAAGAGGCGGCGAAGGACATCGTTATGAGCGTATGTTATACTATGTATATACGGATGTCTTTAAGTTGTTTTCGTGATGCGAAACCAAAATAGGCGAAACCAATATTCAAAAACTAGTTAGACTTAAATCTTGCTCTCGTATCGCCGAGAGCAAGATTCCATAAATAGGGTTGAAATGCTAATTTCGCAATCTTGCTCCTCCGAAAAGGGGAGCAACTTTCCCTCACCACTTACTCTTCTTCACATTAATCTTCGGTCCCTTGCTATTTTTCGCAGCATTAGGGTCATACGACTGCTCTCCTTCATCGTCAGAACCGAGATTCTTGGATATTTCCCAGAATTCCTTACTGCCGAGCTTGAATGGCCCGTGCTGTTGTGCCTTATACCAGAAGATTTGGTCTTGTAATTTGTTGGATTTCGCGTTATTATTGATGACGAGACACTCATAATTCTCGGTACACTGATCCATCACCTGACAAAAGCTCTCAAAAGTGGGGAACATACCCGCATAATTGTCGTAGATTCGCTTACGATTCGCAATATATGGTTCACGGAGGATAAAAACGTAGTCGATATTCGTGCGGAGATTTGGAGGGATACCAAGGGGATATTGCATTGTGATGACTAACATTATCTTCCAATGACGCCCGTTCATAAAGAGGAGGCGCATCATCACGTCCTTCGTCCATTTGTTATCATACAGACAATCATCCAATACAACGAACGTCCTTGGGTCAATGGATGACTTCTTATATGTATCCATTTCCTTTTTCACTTGCTTTAACACTGCCTTCTGACGCTTAAGAATGTTCTCGATGATGGCCGTATTATAAGCGTCGTGAATGAATAATTTTGGGACGTGTGCTGCGAAGAAGCCGTTGCCTGCTTCTGTTCCGGAGATGACTGTCCCGATGGGGATATCCTGGTGGTGAAACATCAAGTCCTGGACGAGGAAACTTTTCCCGGTATCACGACGTCCAATCAGAACGATAACTGGGCCTTTGTTTTCATCGGGGCGAAAACTGATGGCCTTCATATCAAACTTCGCGAGTTCTAAATTCATCGCTGAACTACCGCTTGATAATAAAAAAGAAAGAGTCAGTAATAAAAATGAACGATATTATAATTACGATGGTTTACACGAATCGAATCAGTTCGATTCCATTCGATTCGATTCCATTCGATTCGATTCCAT